CATAGCGATGTCTACAGCAGCACTCTATCTGCGTATGGATCATATGACAGAATGTCTCGATATAGCGACTTCGCGGAAATGGAAGCGACACCGGAAATCTCGTCAGCGCTTGATATCTACTCGGAAGAGTGTGCCGCGGCCAACGAAAAAGGCCGTGTCCTTCACATCTATTCCGACAATAGAAAAATTAAAGAGATTCTTGAGACACTCTTTCATGACACTCTTAACATTGAGTTTAATCTCAGCATGTGGGTTCGTAACCTCTGCAAGTACGGAGACTTTTTCCTCTTCAACGATGTACACCCGGAGTACGGCGTAACGAATGCATACCCCATTCCCATTTCTGAAATAGAGCGCGAAGAAGGCTTTGACAAAGATGACCCTTCAGCTGTGCGATTTAGATGGATCTCGCAGGGAAACCAGGTTCTAGAAAATTGGCAGGTCACACACATGAGGCTTCTAGGTAATGACGCCTTTCTGCCATATGGCTCATCTGTCCTTGAGGGCGCGCGTCGAATTTGGCGACAGCTAATCCTCATTGAGGACGCGATGCTTGTCTATCGTGTTGTTAGATCGCCTGATCGACGTGTCTTCTATATTGATGTTGGAAATGTGCCTCCGGAGGAGATAGCCAATTATCTCGAGCAGGCAAAGACCTCGCTTAAGCGCAACCAAATTATTGATAGAAATTCAGGTCGAGTTGACCTGCGCTACAATCCGCTAAGCGTCGATGAGGATTACTACTTGCCTGTTCGTGGAAGTGAATCCGGGACAAAGATCGATACTCTTGCCGGAGGAACTAATGCGGCTGCAATTGAAGATGTTCAGTATATTCAGAAGAAGCTTTTCTCGGCACTTAAAATTCCAAAGGCATATCTTGGCTATGACGAGGATATCGGCGCCAAGGCGACATTGGCGCAGGAAGACATTAGATTTTCTAGGACGATCTCAAGAATACAGAAGACAATTCTCTCAGAGCTTAACAAGCTCGCAATGATTCATCTTTACATTAGTGGTTATGACGGCGAAGACCTCGTCGACTTTGAGCTCCGTCTCTCAAATCCTTCTTCGATTGCGCAGCAACAGAAGCTTGAGCTGATTAAAATGCGTTTTGAGATTGCAGGTCAGGCTCCGGAAGGATTAGTCAGCAAGACGTTCATTCGAAAGAACATTCTTGAGCTTTCTGAGGAGCAGATCGCAGAAATTAAACGTGAGCGCATTAAGGACACAGATGAGGAGAAGGGTGTCGAAGTTGGAACTTCACAAGGTCCTGCTGCAGCAAGTGACGGTGGCGCCGCCGGCAGCGAGACTCCTGCAGCAGGAGGCGCAGAGGCTGGAGGTGGTGCTGCGGACCTTTTCGCAGGAGCTGTCAAGACAGGAGACCTTCTTAAGACTTCTCCGAGGCGCTACAGCATGACAGCCGAGTCTCCTGAAGACCAGTTTGAAGATATGGAGCTGTCAGTAGAGGCTGACGAAGAGATCGATGCGCCTCGGTTCGAAGAGGACGAGAATGTCGTGCCGCTTAAGCCTAATCCAAATACACAATCCAGACGAGGTGTGACGGGCGGGCACGGAAGAAGTGGTTCTGAAAATACACTTCTCAGTGCGGTTAACGCAAAGGTAGATCTTTCAGGCATGGTCGTCAGACAGTCAAAATCAGATCGTGATCCATACGGGCTTAAGTCTTCAAGTACTTTTGAGTCTACCAACAAAGATCCGCTAGAACAGTTCCTGGACAAGAGTGAATTTCAACACACGAGAATGACAAGAGACGCAGAATCTTTGATCTCTAACATGAAAAATGGTCTCCGTTTGCAAAGGAGAGTCATACTTAGAGAAGACGATGAGTCGAAAAACAGACTAAGTCTTATTGATCTCATAGGTACCGGAGATGATGAATAAAAAAACATCCCATAATAAAAAGCGCAACGTCGGCATCATTTATGAGCAGCTCCTGCGTAAAATCTCGGAGAGAATCGTCGCAGGAGATAATGAAGGCGCATCTAAGGTTGTTGCTATTGTAAAGCAACATTTTAAGCCTGGGACTGAGCTCTACAAGGAATTTAGGTTATTTAATGCACTTGTGAAGACTCAAGTCACGTCCAGCGAGATTGCTGCAAAGATTCTCGTTGAGGCAAAGAATGCCGCCAAGGATCACAATAGCTTAAAGCTAACTCAGGAGAAGTCGAAGCTGATCAAGGAGATTAATCACACTCTTGACAGCAGGGACTTCTATACGACCCGAGTGCCTGATTACAGGACATACGCAACAATCCAAACGCTGATGAACGACTGGAGAAATCCTAGAACATCAGATATAGCTCGGGTGGCAACATTTGAGGATCAGATTCACAGCTGGCTCCTCGCTCCAAAGAAGGTCGAGAGCATCGCCGCCCTGAAGTCTGAGAACGTTGACAATTTGGTCGTCGGCGTTATGCGCGACAAGCTCAACAAGAAGTACAGCGACGTCTTGACACCGCGGCAGATGGGACTCGTTAGAGAGCACGCACTCCGCGACGCAACAGGTGAAAATTTTGAGAGATACTTGTCTGGAGTCATCAAGGAGTCGATTGTCAGGATTAGGGATTACAGGCGTGTCTGCAAAAATAACTTTGTTGAGACAAAATTTTCCAGTGTGTCATCTCTTATTGAATCTCTTAATCCCAAGGACCACTGCGACGAAAACATTGCGAAGTTCATGACAGTTCTCAAGCTCTGTGATGAGATTTCGGAGGGCAAAGATGAGTAACCTTAAACTACTTACAGAATGGCAAAACTTCGAATACACAAAAGAGATGATCGCTGAGTCGAAGGCCAACAATGGCGGCAAGATTGTCCTCAAAGGCGTTCTCCAGAAGTCTGATACACTTAATCAGAACGGTAGAATTTACCCTGAGCACATCCTGTCACGCGAAGTCAGGAATTACCAGAAGTTCATTAATGAAAATAGGGCACTAGGAGAATGTGATCATCCTGAGAGTTCAGTCGTTGAGCTCAAGAACGTCTCACACATCGTTCGAACAGCATACATGCAGAATGGTGTCTGCTATGGAACCGTTGAGCTTCTTGACACACCTTCTGGTAAAATTCTGCAGAGCCTTGTGGAGACAGGCATTACGCTCGGCATTTCATCACGCGGCGTTGGATCTACAAAGTCTGTTGGCGACCACCAGGTTGTTCAGGAAGACTTTCAGCTTATCTGCTGGGACTTTGTCAGTGAGCCTTCAACACCAGGCGCGTTTATGATGAAAGAAGGACGCAACATTAGCGAAAATGACCTTCGACGACACTTTACCAAGTCGGACAGAATTGATAGAATTTTCAATGAAATTCTCGACTGGAAGGAAAAATAATGGCGCCCCAGAACACGTATCCTACAATTCAGCATGTCTATTCTAATCACAATAATGCTGCCGAGTACCAGGTTTCGTCTATTCCGTACAGCAAGACATTGATAATTGGCGTCGGCGATCTCCAGCACATAAGTCTTCCCTTCGTCTCTCGTTTTCTTGTGCTGAATACAACCGCAGACGTTAAGCTTCTTTTTAGCTCGACGGGTGAGGCTACAGCCAACTATTTCGTGATCAAGAACGGAACTTCGGCACCTCGCTTAGAGATAAAGTGCAGAGAGTTCTGGATTAGAAATAACAGCGGAGGCGATGCGACTGTCAGCATGCTCGTTGGATTGACAAATGTCCCCTACAGTCAATTTCCAAATCTCGAGGGCGAGAACATAGACGGAATTGGGTGACGAGATGACAAGGAATGAACTAAAGAGCATTGTCAAGGAGTGTCTTGTAGAAATTCTCTCCGAGGGCATTGGCGGACGCATGACCGAGGCAAAACGTTCTCCTGCACCGGCGTCACAAAGAAGCCCCGAGAGATCATTGTCTGAGATGCACAAGATGAAGCAGTCAATTGCAAATAGCATACAGTACGGTCGACCTGCGCCGGCAAAGGTTGCGCCGCAAGCTACAGTCAAAAATTTGGTAAAGTCTGTCACAAACGACGACGTCATGGCAGCTCTTTTTGCAGACACCGCTCAGACAACACTGCAGGAGCAGGTCGAGAGCGATAGAAGGCTCTTGCGAGGCCACTCGAGTGATGACGCGCAAGAAGATGATACACCGGCTGCGGGCCAAGGATTTAGTGAAGAGATGTCCAGGCATTGGTCGTCGCTCGCCTTTAGCGAACCAAAAAGGCAAAAATAATTCTAAATTTACGCTTAGCATCATAAGTAATATTAAGCAAACCTTTACAGCTACGGAGTATACATGTCCAAGACAAAATTGCTAACGCCTGGTGTTCTCAGAAGAATGATTTTAGAAGAGCGCGAAGCACTGCTCAGTGAGAATGACCCATTTGAGGCGGGTGTCTCTGATGTCTCAAAGGTTCGTGCAGAAGAGGTCGATCCCGAGGACTTGGCAGACACTCTAGCGAAAGAGATTGATCACATTAAGGCGCTCAAGATTAAAGAGGCCAAGCTCTCTCATGAGATTAAGATCATTAGAGAGGCGCAGAACAAGCTTCGTCGTCGTGTCCTCTCGAGGCTCTCATAATTAAACTCACAGGGAGATTAACATGCCTTCACATAAACAAAATACAACTGAGGCTGCTGTGACAACTCGTGGGCTTGGTAAGTCTGCGACCAACTCACTCAAGGCTGCATTCTCAAATTCGCCGCTCTATACAGGCGAGTACAACGATGTGCAGGTTCGTAAGCTGTGGATCACAGAGGTCCAGGAGAACCCCATCAACGACGGCGGCCACACATTCGGCGTGAAGGATCTGGATTTTGAGGGCGCACCCGATCCTGCCGACGTCCCTACCGGCGGCGGCGGCCTTCCTGCAGGTCCTTTTGTGCCGACGACCGCGTCTCCCGGTATTGAGGGATCAATTAATCCTGCAGATCTGCCCGAGGTCGATCCTACTCCTAGGACAAATATCTACGGCACAGGCCCGGGTATTTCTCTGTCAGCCAAGGACTCCTCGAATAACATCTCTAGAGGTACTCTTGGATCGTACATTAGCGGCAAGAGCGGCGGAATTTCGGAATAAAACAGGCATGAGGCGCCAGCAAGAGATGAACTTGAGGCGCCTCGTGCTAAGGCTCAATGAGAAGCTCTCCTCGTACGGCAATCGTGCGGATGCTGTATTTAAAAAACCATTGCAGCAAGGTGTGGCGGAAGGCGCATTGAACGAAATTTACAAAATGCCACCCACTAAAAATAGTAGTCAAGGAATGACTATTTGGGCCTACAATGATGCGTTAGAAAAAAAATCTCCTATACTTTATAAAGATAACAATGTAATAATTTTCAAAGCTAGTGAAGATTTACTGCGATATATTATATTACAAGATGGAGTCCCTGTTTTATATTTAGGATTGAGTAAATTCCTTGACGGATATAAATCAGGAGCCGTAGCCACCGAAATAGCAGGTCGTGGCAAAGGTCTGGCACAAAAAGCGTATTTGAGTGCCAGTGATATTTTAGGCGTGCCAATATACAGTGATACGACACAAACGGACGCAAGTCGTCGAGGTATATGGGATAAACTGATCCAACAATATCCAGATAGAATTGTTGGGTATGATCAAAAAACCAACAAGAATTTACTGCTATCATTGACTGACAAAGGTCCAACCGTAAATCAAAACCAACCAATATATGTTGATAGAAACGAAAAAGATACTAATAAACCAATAACACCAAATCAGAGATATAGGACAAGAATTCTGAAACTACTACCTAAAAAGCAAGGTGTGACGGAATTCCGGAATAAAACAGACATGGGGCGCCAGCAAGAGATGGACTTGAGGCGCCTCGTGCTAAGGCTCAATGAGAAGCTCTCCTCGTACGGCAATCGTGCGGGTGCGTCTCCAAGCTTTAAGGATACCAGATCCGACTTAGGCTACGGGCGCACGAGCAACCTCTGGCATGACCAGCGCTCAGGAAATGACTACTTTCCCTACATTGATCCTGTTGACGAAGAGGACAATGAGCTCACGGATCACGAGGAAGAGACTCTAGAGCTCATTTCCAAGAAGAGAAGTGCAGACATTGCTGTCAATGATCCGCTAGCTGGGCACAAGACAAATCCCTTCTACTTTGCGGCGGGCAACACGAGCCTCACGGTCTCCGACTGCTTTACGCGTCCCGACGATGTCCTTCGAGAGATCGCGGCTGTCAACTCTTCGCTCGTCCCGCTTCCGGGGAAGTGGCGCAAGGCCGTCAAGAGTGGCGGGCAAGGCGCCGCTGTCTACCTCACAGTAGCGCACCCAGTTCGAACAGGAATGCTTCGAGGCTGGGCGAGCGCCCCGTACCCGGTTGATGACGCTCTAGAGCTCGACGAAATGAAAGATGATGACGAGGAAGACCACGAATTTCAGACAATTTGGGACATCATAAAAAAAAATGCAGTATTTTAACTTTTTTTTGTTTGTCCGAAATTATTGATTTTGATGTTATAATTAAGCATATAGAATTTGTCATATAGACAATAGCGAGTGGAGATTATGAGCCAAAACCTTTACATTGAGTCTATTGCAGAGGCAAGACAGCTGCGCGAGATCGCAGAAGCAAATGCTCGCAATAAGATTATTGATGCAATTACTCCGCAGATCAGGAGCCTCATAGAGCGCTCACTCCTAAACGATGACGCCGAGCCTGATCAGAATTCTGAGCAGGAAGATGATGTCAAATCAGGAGAGCATGAGGAGGACGAGGACGGTGAGGAGCTAGGTGATCTAGTCGATGAAGAGGGTGATGAGCCTGAAGACTCTGACGACGATGGTCTTCTGTCCTCAATGCCTAGTCCTCGTACGACGCCGGTCGCGAATGCACCTCGAACAGGCGCCATGGGCACCCAGATAAATGTCAAGGACGATGGTAAGATTAGTCTAACACTCGACGACGTTGAAATTGTTGTTGGTCAAAAGCCAAAAGCTTTTGAGGGCGTAGAAGATCATGCGACTTCCAGCAGAAGCAGAAAGTCAACTGCGCAACGCGCAAAGATCTTCGAGATGAAATACAAGCTTTTTAAGATCCTCCTCGAGAAGGAGACAAGAAAGGGCGTAAGGCCGTCTGATCGCAAGAAGTTTGTACAAATATTGGAAACTTTGCACAAGCAGGCAGTTAATCTCAGGAGCACCGCAATAATTAATGAAGGTGATTCTAGAGTTACTAGAAGATTAGACAACTTAATTAAGGAGATGCACATGTCACGGAAGAGCATGAACAAGAACGTTTTCGACTTTCTTTTTGAGACGAATGAAAAAGATGACGCGGCTATGCATGAAAAGGCGTATTGCGACGAGAGCGATAAGCTTGCGGAAGCAGACGAGGAGAAGGACGCGGGCGGTGAGCCTGATGTTGACGCCGCAGTCGAGGCACTTGAGAAGGCGCTCGCCGCCCTTAAGGGCGGAGACGAAGGTGATGATGAAGACGCCGGTGATGATGAAGACGCCGGTGATGATGAAGACGCCGGTGATGATGAAGACGCCGGTGATGATGAAGACGCCGGTGATGATGAAGACGCCGGTGACTTCGATATGGGTGACATGGGAGACGACGACGACAAGGAAAAGAAGAACGAGGCGTCCAGAATGACGTACGAGATCGATGAGTCGGTTCTCCGTCGTGAGCTTCGCCGCATGAGGCGCCTCTCCGAGGTTACAAGCGGCGTCGATAACCCCGAGTTTACAGCCCGCGCCTTTGGCGGCGGTGACGTCGAGGACGAGATGTTCATCGATGTCGACGAGGATACGCTCCTCAATGTCCTGGCCGACGAGCTTGGACGTGTTAAGTTTAAGGGAGGCCGCATGCATGAGGCGGCCGCTCGTCGCAGAGCGGTCTCGGCTCCTCGCCGTGACAGTGAGACCGCAGCTCTACGCAGCAGACTGCGTGAGTACGAGACAATGACAGAGTCGATGAAGGCGCAGCTTGTCGAGATGAACCTCTTCAACGCAAAGCTCCTTTACGCAAACAAGCTTATGCAGAACAAGAATCTAACAGCTAGGCAGCAGAGAGCAATTGTTGAGGCCCTAGACAATGCCAAAACGCTCCGTGAGGCAAAGCTGTTGTACAAGAGCCTGACTGAGTCCCTCAACAAGGGCAGCGCTAGCCGCTCGCTCACCGAGGGGAGCACACGGACGCTCGGTTCGTCTTCCAGATCAACCCAGTCGGCGCAGGTTCGCCCGACATCCAATGGAGTTGAGGTAGATCGATGGGCAGTTCTTGCAGGCATCGCAGGCAAGAAGTAAAAATCGTTTAACCAAAACTTTCAAGGATTAGGAGAAATTTATGAGTACTTTTTCGTTAAATCAGCTGTCAGAGGGCATCCGCGAGAGGCACCTCGGCACACAGAACAAGCGCCTCACTGAGAAGTGGTCGCGCACCGGCCTCCTCCGCGGTCTCGACGGTGTCAACCGTGAGAACATGGCCCGCCTCCTCGAGAACCAGGCAGCTCAGGTTCTCCGCGAGGCCTCAAGCCTTTCGAACGGCGCCGGCGCTGCTAGCGGTGACATCCGCGGCTTCACCAACGTCGCTTTCCCCATCGTTCGTCGCGTCTTCGGCGGCCTCGTGGCCAACGAGCTCGTGTCGATTCAGCCCATGAGCCTCCCCTCGGGTCTGCTCTTCTACCTGGACTACACGTACGGCACTGCTGTTGGTGGCGCAGCCGACGCTGCCGATAATGTCGGCGGGCGAGTTTACGCGACAGGCCAGTCAATCTACAACAGCCCAACTGGTAAAGGCGTTCAGAGCGGTTCGCTCGCGGTCGGTGGGCAGTACGACCTAA